TGGTATATTATGTTATTATATAAACTCATTAAATAAAAACAGAGGTATAAACAAATGGAAAAATATAAAATAATTCGCATGTATTTCAATGATGAATACCCAACTAGAACTATTAAAAAGGGCTTGACTAAAGAAGAGGCTATGGCACATTGTAATGACATAGAGACATCTTCATCAACTTGCACTAATTATAGTGGCATAGCTAGAACCAAAAAGAAGGGTGCATGGTTTGACGGCTTTACAACTCAATAAAGGGGGATATTATGAAAGATTAAAAGCGGAGAATATATACTTAAAAACCTAAACTAATAATAGATATACTTAAAACAATATAATAGAGGACATTATGAAAAACTTTACAGTAAGATTAAACATATCAATAGAGTCAAATTTTGATGTAGAGATTGAGGCTGACAGCCATGAAGAGGCAGAACAAATCGCTAAAGATATGATATGGGATGATGAGTTAACAGGTGATATTACTGCTAACTCTGAGATAACAGATGAAAGGTATGATGCGACTCAAGAATTTGTTTGTTCTAATTGCAATCATCACTTTACAGAGCGTCAAATGACAGATAAAGAAGCCTGTCCAAAGTGTGATACACCAATACCAGATAATGAGTTACTATACTAATAGGGGATATTATGAAAGAATATAAACTAGAGCCAAAAGAATGGGTAAAGGAATACGCTCAAAATATTATGGAAGATAAAAATATAAAAATACTTAAAAGATGGAAAGATAATAAAGACTGGTTTTCTGTTAGTCTTGATGATTGCCTTGATAAACTTGAAGGCAATATCAATCTGTCTAATACTGAAATCATAGAGGCTTTAAAAGAAGGGGCGACTTTACAAAGTTTTAGCGCTCTTTATAAAGCTGAATAAAGGTGGACATTATGAACTTAGAGCAATTTTTAAAAACTGAATACGATATAAAACCATACTCAAATCTTTATGACTTATCTATGGATATACATTGTGATGTTGGTTATTCAGAATTGTATGATGATGACTTGCTTAAAGCAATCTCAAACATACAGGGAAAGAAACTATCATCACATGATAAAGAGGAATGGTTCAACGCTAAAAATGACTGGGAAAATTCCTAACAACACCCAAACAATAAGCCCCCTTTTTAGGGGGTTTTTTTTCGTCCTTAATACTTTGCTTTATTCCATCAATTAAAGCCCCTTAAATAGAAGATATAAAGCCCTCAAAAGTAAAGCTATAACACCCTAATAATAGAAGTGTTTGGAGGCTCGCTTAAATCCCCCGTATGTAGATAAGTAATATAATAGAAGTAAAATATATAGTAATAGAGTAATCGTTCATTATTGGGCGTATTTGATACTTTGAAATGGATAAATATTTACTATCCCACGCTCATTTATTCTCATTCTGATTGATTAATACTAGCTATAATGCTTATAAGCCCTTGATATATAGGCGTATTGGTATATATACAAAGCCCCTTTAAAATATTATTGATATGATTACAGACACGGGGGGAGGCTCATTGCTATACTGTGTATAAATTTCTATACCCCTCCCACAAAAAACCAAATTACAAAAATAACCCCAGAAATTAAACCTATTTACTCATTGTATTAGTCTATATAGCCTTTATAGTATACTTATCTAATATACTTTAGCCCCTATAAGCACTTTTTATAAAATAAAAAAAGCCTGATTTAAAAGGAAAAAATGAACTTCCCTCACGGGTAATATAAAAAGTGTTATTTTGGTATACCCAGTCTAATTAAATAGTGTAAATCTGGTATAATATAGGGCATGTCAAAAAAAGAGAAAAGTAAAAGAAAAGGTAATCCTGCTCTCTATAAAGGGATGCCTTCTTTAAACCCTGCGGGTAGACCTAAAGGCTCGGTTAATAAATATACTGCTTTGGCTCAAGCGTTAATGAGTGAGAATGCTGAAGAGATTGTAGCTACTGTTCTTCAAAAAGCAAAGGATGGAGATGTGCATTGTTTAAAGATGTGTATGGATAGGATTTTGCCTGTTCATAAAGCAGTAGACCCTAATCGTATGAAGAACGATGCTCAAGTGATTATTAATGTGGCTTCTATCGAGTCTATAGAGCAGAAGGCTAGTGAGTTTGATAAAGCTGAACTCGTAGAGCCAGAAGAACAAAGTGATGATGAAGTAATTGCTAAGATAGATACTTCACCCATGACAGAGAAATTTGTTTCTTAAATGAATTGCTGGCATTGTACAACAGAGTTGATTTGGGGTGGCGACCACAGTTTGGAAGAAGATGAATGTGAGGAATATAAATTGGTAACTAATTTATCGTGTCCAAATTGTGAGGCTTTTGTAGAAGTGTATATGCCAAGAATAGAAGATGGCTGAATTAAATATAGATTTGCACCCTGCTCAACTGCAAATCTTTCATTCCGATAAGCGTTTTAAGATAGTTGCTGCGGGTCGTAGATTTGGTAAGTCTTATTTATCTGCTTGGATTCTTCTGATTAAAGCAATACAGTCTGATAGTAAGGATGTGTTCTATATTGCCCCTACCTTTCAGCAAGCTAAAGATATTATGTGGGCTATGCTCAAGGAATTGGGTAAAGACCTGATTGTCCAAGCCTATGAGAATACAGCAGTCCTCACTTTGGTCAATGGTCGTAAAATATATCTCAAGGGAAGTGACCGACCTGAAACACTTCGTGGCGTTGGGCTTTCATATGTCGTGCTTGACGAATATGCTTCTATGAAACCCGTAGTGTGGGAACAAATCATTCGCCCTACTTTAGCTGATGTTCGTGGTGGTGCTTTGTTTATAGGAACGCCTGCCGGTAAAAATCATTTTTTTGATTTGTATAAAGATGCACAAGATGATGAAGATTGGGATGCTTTTCAGTTTACCTCGACAGATAATCCTTTTTTACCAGCAGAAGAAATTGAGGCTTCTAAAAAAACAATGTCCTCTATGTCTTTTAGACAAGAATTTGAGGCATCTTTTGAGACCAGTTCTGGAGGTATATTTAAGGAAGAGTGGTTTAAATTAGAAGATGAGCCAGAAGAAGGTAATTATGTTATAGCTATAGACCCTGCTGGTTATGAAAGCGTAGAACAAGAAAGAAATTTAAAGCGTTCTCGTTTAGATGAAACAGCAATTGCTATAGTTAAGATAGATAGAGACAAATGGTGGGTTAAAGATATATTGCATGGTCGCTGGAACATCAAAGAAACTGCTAAAAAAATTTTAAAGTCTGCTTTGCTTGTAGAGTCAGCTACAGTAGGCATAGAAACAGGCTCATTAAGAAATGCTATCTTGCCCTATTTAGAAGATGAAATGCGAACTGAGGGTAAATGGGTGTCAATTATTGAACTTAGACACGGTGGCAAAAAGAAGAACGACAGAATTACATGGGCTTTACAAGGTCGCATGGAACATGGTCAAATTACTTTTAATCCTGACAAAGATTGGCGTACTTTTACTAATCAGATGCTTGATTTTCCTAATCGTTTAGCACATGACGATTTGCTGGATGCTCTTGCCTATATTGACCAAGTATCAGTAGCAGATTTTGCTCACAGCATAGAATTAGATGACGATTGGCAACCTACAGATGCTATAGCAGGATATTAATATGGATGTAGATGATATAAATTTTGATGATATGAGCGAAGAAGAAATAGATGAGATACTTGTTTACTCTGAAATGGGTGAAGATTTAGACACTAGATACCAAATTGCTTGTCAAATAATTGCTAATATGATTGCAGATATAGAATACAACAATTATTCTAATTCTGAAATGGTAGATATGACTATTTGCAAGATGTTAATTGATAATATGGTCGATGTAGAAAAAAAACCTCGTAAATATCATTAATTGTAAAATATTTTTCTATTCTATACTTATAAAACCTAATATTATGCTTATTTTCTGGTATAATATAGGAAAACTTTTCTAAGGACATTTTAGACCTTCATGGATAAAGAAACCAAATATCAAGCACTTGCCAGTTGGCTCAATTATCGCCTTGAAACATGGCGTACGCATAGAGATATAAATTATATTCCTATGTGGGATGAGTATTATCGTCTGTGGAGAGGTATATGGGATGTTTCTGATAGAACTAGACAATCGGAAAAGTCTAGATTAATCGCTCCTGCTCTTCAACAAGCAGTAGAGTCATCTGTAGCAGAACTAGAGGAAGCAACTTTTGGAAGAGGAAAATGGTTCGACATTAAAGATGATATGTTAGACCAAGACCCTAGTGAAGCTGAATTTATTCGCAATCTTCTTCAGGAGGACTTGGAAAAAACAGGATGTAAGGATGCTGTTTGCGAAGTCTTTTTGAATGGGGCAATCTATGGAACGGGAATTGGTAAGATAGTTGTCGATAAAACAATCGAACGCTCCCCATCTGAAGTGCCAGTCGCAGGCACGCTTACCACCACTCGTCAGTTAGTGGAAATCCCGTCCATTGATGTGCGTGTAGAACCTATAAGTCCTAAAGAATTTCTTATAGACCCTACTGCTAATTCAATAGATGAGGCTTTAGGAGTTGCTCACGAAGTTATTAAGCCTAGATACCATGTTGTAGAAGGAATACGCTCTGGTATATACAGAGATGTACCCCTTGATGGTGATTATCAAACTGCAAGAATTAGCTATGACCCTGAGACAAAAAGTGCTGATGAGTCTGACTCAGTCAAAATTACTGAATATTGGGGTAAAGTACCTAAACGATTCTTAAAACCAAAGGCAGATAAAGACGATTTTGAATATACTAAATCTGACGAGTTAGTTGAAGCTGTAGTTACTATATGTAATGACGAGTTTATTCTTAGAGTAGAAGAAAACGCATTTATGATGGTTGACAGACCATTTATATCTTACCAACACGACATTGTGCCTAATAAGTTTTGGGGTAGAGGCGTTTGCGAAAAAGGGTATAACCCACAAAAGGCTTTAGATGCTGAAATGCGAGCAAGAATAGACTCTTTAGCACTTACAACTACACCTATGATGGCTGCTGATGCTACACGCTTACCAAGAGGCATCAAATTTGAAGTTCGTCCGGGCAAAACTGTACTAACTAATGGCTCTCCAAGAGAAGCAATAATGCCTTTGGATATGGGAACTACAGACCCATCTACTTTTAACCAAGTAGCAAGCCTACAAAACATGATTCAAATGGGTACTGGTAGTGCTGATAGTGGTGCTGGACAGCAAGATACTGCTTCTGGGATGTCTATGATGCAAAGTGCAGCAATAAAAAGACAAAAACGCACTTTAATGAACTTCCAAAATACATTTCTTATTCCTATGATTAACAAATGTATGTTTAGAAAAATACAATTTGATGTAAATAGATACCCTGTAAGTGATTACAAGTTTATCCCTTACTCAACTATGGGCATTATGGCTAAAGAGTTAGAAATGACTCAAATGGTACAAATGTTACAAGCTATACCTAAAGATTCACCTGCTTTTAATGTTATTTTATTAGCAATGTTTCAAAACTCTTCTATTCACAATAGAGACCAAATTGTTAATGCTCTTATGCAAGGTAATGAGCCTAATCCAGAAATGGAACAGATTCAACAAATGGCACAACAGCTTCAAATGCAGCAATTACAAGCTAATGTACAAAAAACTATGGCTGAAGCAGAAGAAGAACAAGCTAAAGCTATGAAATGGCAATCAGAAGCTATGATGAATCAACCTAATGAAATAGATTTTCAACAAAAAATAGTTAAATTACAAAAAGAAGCTATTAGTATAGAAAAAACTGCTGCTGATATTGAAAATAAACGCTCTGAGACAGCAAGAAATATACCTGAAGTAGACCATCTTCAATCAGAAACAATATTAAACCTAGCTAAAGCTAGAGAAGCTGGTCAAAAAGCAGTAGTAAACTCAAATATTCAGTAAACGATAATCATCTATGCCAAAAACAGATGACCGTTTTATCGAAGATAGATTAGCAATGATGGAGTCAGAAGGATGGCTCGACCTTGTTGCTGATTTAGAAACTATTCAGGAAAATGTGGTTAATATTGACACAATGACTGATGAAAAAGACCTATGGGAAGCCAAAGGTCAGTTGAACATTTTAAGGTTTTTATTAACTTTAGAAAATACAACAAAAATCACAATGGAACAATCTGACAAAGATTAACTCTTTGTAAGACTCCACTTTTATCACTTCATAACCCTCACGGGCGGAGAAACCATGTCAAGTATAGTAGTAGATGAAGCATCTTCAACGGATGCACCAATAACAAACGAACAGGAACAAGTAACAGAAGCAACAACAGAAGAAGTTACACAAGAAGGACAGGCGGAAGAAACTCCACAACCTAAATTTGAAATTCCTGAAAAGTATGCTGGTAAAACGACTGAAGATTTAATAAAAATGCACCAGAACTTTGAAAAACTCCAAGCAAAGCAAACTGCTGAAGTTGGAGAACAAAGAAAATACATTCAAAGCTTACTGGAGGCACAAAATAAAGCAACAAAAACTACTCCAAATGTAGAAGAATCAGTTAATTTTGATGATGATTTTTATACAGACCCTACTAAAGCGGTCAATAAAGCTATAGAAAATCATCCAGAATTAATTGAAGCAAGACAAGAACGAAAAATCCAGCAACAACAACATCAAGTAGGTGTTTTGGAAAAAGCATACCCAGACTGGCAAGAAAGAATAGCCACAAAAGCGTTTCAAGATTGGGTGGGTTCTTCTGAGATACGAACTGAAATGTTTAGGAAGGCAGATAGTGATTATCGCCCTGATTATGCAATAGAACTCTTTGATATGTTCGATAAGGTCAATATGATTGACAAAACTAAAGAGGTACAAAAGCAAGAGACAGCTAAAAGGGATAAAGCACTAAAAGCAACTTCAACTGAGACTCGTTCTACTTCAGATTCTATAGGCGGAAAGAAGGTTTACCGTAGAGCTGATTTAATCAATCTACAGGTAACAGACCCAAACCGATACGCATCTTTAGCTGATGAAATTGAATCAGCATATGCGGAGGGAAGGGTTAAATAATAATACTATAAAGGAGAAGTAAAATGGGTTTAGGAACAAACCAAGTAACGACTTCCGTAGCCAATAACTTCATCCCCGAACTATGGAGTGATGAAGTAGTAGGCGCATATAAGTCAAATCTAGTGGTTGCTAACTTAGTTACTAAGCTATCTCACAAAGGTAAAAAAGGCGATACTATCTATATCCCTGTGCCAGCGAGAGGTTCAGCTAGTGCTAAAGCAGCAAACACAGAAGTAACACTATCAGCAGCAACTAATACTGCTATCACAATATCTATTAATAAACATTATGAGTATTCAAAGCTCATTGAGGATATTGCAGAAGTGCAGTCGCTCTCGAGCATGCGAAAATTTTATATTGAAGATGCTGGATATGCTTTAGCAAAACAAGTAGATACTGATTTATTTGCTTTAACTGAAGGTTTACAAGGTGGTACAGTAGGTGGTTCTGGAGCAGCATCTTTTGAGAAGGCTGTTATTGGGTCAACTGGTGCTACTGACTATACTGGTAACTCTTCTAACGCTGCCGACATTACAGATGCAGGTATTCGTAGAATGTTGCTAACACTTGATGATGCAGATGTGCCAATGGACAATCGTGTTCTAGTAGTACCACCAATTGCAGCTAATGATATGCTCGGAATCAACAGGTTCACAGAGCAACAGTTTATTGGCAACGGTGATGCGATAAGATCAGGGAAAATTGGTCAAATCTACGGTGTTGATGTGTTTATTTCATCTAACTGCCCTTCAGCTTCAGGTAACTCTGGTGCTGATAGAGTTGGTGTATTAATGCACAAAGATGCTCTAGTTTTAGCAGAGCAACTAGGTGTTCGTACACAATCAAGTTACATTCAACAACATCTTGGTGACCTCTTTACAGCAGACACAATCTACGGTGTTGCAGAGATGCGTAACGATGCTGGTGTAGCGTTTGTTGTACCGGGAACTTAATAGTTAATTAAGTTGTAACCCCCTTTAACGAGGGGGTTATTCTGAATTAATTAGGAGTTTATATGCCCTTCTACGATTTTAAATGTGCAGATAATCATATACATGAAGAATTACGTTCCTATGATGAAATGCAAAAAGGCATAGAATGCCCTAAATGTGGCAAACCTGCCAAAAGAATATACTCAATAAACGATGTTAGACCTAGTTATGGATATGAAATGACTAGATTTGCTATGAGAGAAAAGAAAAGACTAAGCAAGGATAAATTTAATGGACATATTTGAAGATACTACAGGCTCAGACTCTACAGATTTGCTTGAAATAGACCGTTTTAAGGCAAAGATACAAGAGATATGGTCAAGGATGCTTACTGAGTGTTATTCGCATTACTATGACGAGGATGATGAAGATAGTCCTTCTATGGATGAGTTTATGGAAGCTAATGCCCTTAAATTTGCTAATGAACCTGAACCTGAAACTGAACTAGACACATTAATGAATATGTTAGATAGTCTTATAGATGAAGATGAAGAATTAGAAAGTGTTCAAGCGGATGGAAAAGCACCCACTTATGGCAGTAAACAACTTGCATCACACAACGAATCAAGCAAAACGGAGAAAACAAATTATGAATATAACCACAAAAGCACAAAAACTCCAAAAGAATCTAGTTCTGGAGTTAAAGGTGGTTCTTATGAGGGTACGCATACTGGTCAAATCAGTAAAAGAAAAGATGCAAAAGTTATTACAAAGTATTCGCCACTTGTTAAAGAAATCAAAGACGAGTTAATTGCTTTAGCATCAAGACAAAAAATTGGTCGCAGAAAGATGAGGTTTAGACTTTAATGGCTAGATTGCAATGGAGAAAACAAAAAACTCTTGCTATGTTAGCCAACAGAAGGCAATTTCAAAGAGAGTTTGACCCTGATGAATCTTCTGCTCAAGAAATAGAACTAGAACAAGGTGGTTATCTTGTTATTGAATCCTCACAAGCAGCAACACCTAACTACATTATTACGGAGTAAATATGGCAACAACTAAAGTATCAGCCTTATCAGCAAAAACCTCATTAGCAGGTAGTGAGGAACTATTAATCAATGACTCTGGTACTTCTAAAAAAGTAACAGCTACAAACTTACTAGCAGGTGTTACAGTTGCCGATGGCTCTATTTCAACAGCTAAGATTGCAGACGATGCAGTTACAGAGGCTAAACTAGCCAATGCTATAAATACAGCTATTGCTGCTAATACCGCTAAGACATCTAATGCTACACATACTGGAGAAGTTACAGGTGCTACATCTCTGACTATTACTGCTGATGCAGTTACAGGAGCTAAAATTGCAGATAATGCTATTGACTCAGAACATTATGCAGATGGCTCTATTGATACTGCTCATATTGGTGATGACCAAGTAACAGCAGATAAACTAGCCAACTCAATTAATACCGATATTGCTACAGGTGTGACAGCAGGTACTACAGCTAATGCTGCCCTACCTAAGTCTGGTGGTGCTATGACTGGTAATATTGTAATGGCTGATGATACATCTATTGGCATAGCAGATGATGCTGAAAGAATAGAGTTTGACGGTGCTGGTGATATTGGTTTCTTAGGATGCAATGTAGGTATTGGAACATCTACTGTACCTACATCACCAGAAAATAATGCAGGGCCAATTTTACAAATAGGTGATGGTTCAAATGCAATGTCAAGTATTGTGTTACACGAAGATGGAAATAAGTGGGAAATTGTATCTAATAATGACCTTATCCTACAAGATGAATCAGTAGTAAGATTAAGACTTGCTCAAGCTGGAGATATTACATTTAGTGATGCTTCACAAGCAGCACTTGTTACTATAAAAAACGCTGGTGATGTGGGTATTGGAACTACATCCCCTGCTGCAACTTTAGAAGTTGATGGTAATGCTATTGCTAAAACAGACACCGACACATCTAATACAGGTTCAGTAACACTAGACTTTGGTGCTAATCAAAACTTTGTTCTAACACTAACAGGTAATGTAACCCTAGCTAACCCAAGTACAGAAGTAGTAGGACAATCTGGATTTATTACATTCATACAAGATGGTACAGGTAGTCGTACAGTATCACTAGGTACAGATTACGAAACTGCTGGAGGTGCAGGTTTAACACTTACCTCTACAGCAAGTGCAACAGACATTGTGCCTTATGTTGTAGCTGCAAGTTCAAGAATTTTATTAGGTACACCACAATTAGCTTTTTCATAATATGCCAATAGGTTCACCACAATGGATGTACAACTCAGGTAGTGAGTTTACTTTAGACCAGAGTCTTAGGTTTGACCACCCATCTGCTCATTCTTTAAGCAAAACTTTTGCTAGTGCAGGTAATCGAAAAACTTGGTCATTTAGTGCTTGGGCTAAAAGAGGATATTTATCTAGTCAAGATAACCACAGACAAGTTATATTTTCGTGTGTTTCTGCTGCTAACGATACAGGATTTTTAGAAATTGGATGGAATAGTGATGATACTTTTTACATAACAACACAAACAGCAATAACTGCAACTTCAGCAAAATTCCGTGACACAAGTTCTTGGTATCACATTCTTGTTGCTTGTGATACAACTCAATCAACAGCTACTAATAGATTTAAAGTTTATATTAATGGTGTTGACCAAGCTGTAGGTAATTTAACTTCTGTATCAGAAGATGCAGATACAGCAATTAATCAAGCAGAATTACACTCAATAGGTAAAGGATATACTGATAGAGAATTGGAAGGCTACCTAGCAGAAGTACACTTCATAAATGGTACTGCCTTAACCCCATCTTCATTCGGTGAAACAGGTGACTACGGTGAATGGAAGCCTATAGAGTATTCAGGCTCTTATGGTACTAATGGATTTTATCTTGATTTTGCAGATTCAGGTGCTTTAGGAGATGATGAGTCTGGAAATACAAATGACTTTACAGCTAATAATCTTGCTGCAGCAGACCAAGTATTAGATAGTCCAAGTAATAACTTTCCTACGCTTAATGCGTTGAATTATGTAGGTACATTATCTGAAGGTAATTTAGCATATACAGCACCAACTTCAGATAGTCGTACAAGTGCTAGTAC